TAACAACTCCTTCGCCTGTAGTCCACCCTCGATCATAAGTATATTTCTATTACTTTCAGCTAAAACTTTTTCAGCTTGCTCTTTAGTTTTTACCTGTTTTGCTAATTCTTCTTTCCATTCAAGGATTTGTTTTTCAATAATTGCTTTCATAATTAAACAATAGTAAGAGTTTCATTAGCACCCACTGTGACAACAGCACCGCTATCTATAGTAATTGGTCCTGCTGCCATTGCGTTTTTGCCATTAGTGATAGTATAACTTGTCGTTACATTTTGACCATTCTCGTAAAAAATTTCATCGCTCCCCCCTCCGGTCGCTCCAGCCGATATTCCTGTTAAGTTTGACCCATCAACAGCAGGAAGTGTAGAAGGAAAACGTGCATCAGGTAGAGTTCCAGAATTAAGATTTGAAGCACTACCAGCAGTAAAACCACCAGATGTTCCAGAAGTATTTTGGTTTCCAGTAGTGTTTACACCAGGGAGATTTATGTTTGCTGAACCATTAAAGGATACTCCACCAATATTTCTTGCAGTTTCAAGAGCCGTTGCGGTTGCTGCATTTCCTGTAGTGTCTTGATTTAACGTGCCAACAACAAAATCTATAGTGCCATCGCTATCTTGGTACGTTACAGTTATGCCTGTCTCGGTATTACCAGTAAGCATACCTCCGACAAAATCTTCAACCTGTTCTTGAGTAAGTGTTGCTGTTATATAACCAGCACCATTGGTAATCGCATTATTATTTAATGAAATATTGCCAGTTCCATCAAAAGAAACACCAGCTATAGTTCGTGCAGAAGCTAAAGCTGTTGCAGTAGCAGCATTTCCTGTACAAGATCCTGACGAGCCAGAGGCATTACCAGTTACGTTTCCTGTTAACGCACCAGCAAATCCTGTAGCTGTTAAAACTCCTGATGAAGAGTTAAAAGTTAAGTTAGTTCCTGATTTTGGAGCGAGATTACCTGTTGCAGCAGTCGCAAATAAGATATTGCAAGAAGTGTCTGAAGATTCATCTGCAACTGTAACTGTGGTTGCTATCGCTGCTGTTCCTGTAGTGTCTTGGTTTAGTGTTGCTACTCTTGCTGCTGCTACTGTTCCAGAAGTTATATTAGAACCACTTAAAGATGTTAAATCTACAGCAGCCCAACTTAGATTTCCAGAGGCATCAGTTTTTAAAAATTGACCATTTACAATATCATCTGGGAAAGTAAGTGTATAACTTGCACCAGCACTATGAGCAGGAGATTTTAGTTTAATTCCATGACTTTGTGCAGAACAATTTAATTGAAGCGTTCCATCATTACCACCAGCACCTCTAACTTCAACAACTCCTGATCCGTTAGGTTCAATTTTTACATTACCATTGCTAGTTGCTGTTGTTATCTTGCTTGATTGAACATCTAAATCTCCTCCAAGTTGAGGGGAAGTATCTTCAACAACATTTGCAATAGCACTCGCAGCAATTCCATCTAATTTGTTTTTTAGAGTAGTTGTAAAATCATTTTCAGTTTGAGAAGCAACAACAAAATCTAATGTACCATCGGAATCATCGTAAGTAACTGTAATACCAGTTTCGGTATTTCCAGTAACCATTCCTCCTACATAATCCTCGACTTGTTCTTCAGTTAAAGTCGCAGTTATATATCCAGCACCATTAGTAATAGCATTATTGTTTAGAGATATGTTTGCTGAACCATCAAAGCTAACTCCTGCAATAGTTCTTGCTGTTGTTAAGGTATCAGCCGATCCAGCAACAACTCCAATAGCAGAGCCACCGTCATTTTTACTGAATAATTTACAATTACTGGTTCGTATTGCTATTTCACCGACTGCAAGATCACTAGCACCTGGATCACTACCGCTTGCTCTTTTTAATTTAATCGTGTTCGCCATTGTTCGACCTCCTGATGGTTAAAGTTTAGTATGTTCCTCCATCGATATTAAAACTAGATGCTGATTCATCTTCGAAGAATGTAACCAGATCAGATAATGCTACTTGTTTCATAGTTCCTGCATCATTCATTACTAAACGATCTGCTGCTGCCAAAGTCGTAGAAGTTGCAGATGTATCACCGTCCATGATATTCAGTTCAGAAGTCGATACTGTCGCTCCATCAAGAATCGCCACTTCTGTTGAAGTTAGTAAAGCTAGTGCAGCAGAAGCTCCAGATTGACAACCAGATAGATTAGCTAAATCTGCATCATACGCTTGAACATTGGTTCCAATGGCTAATCCTAAAGCAGTTCTAGCAGCCGAAGCAGAGGTTGATCCTGTACCTCCATCTCCAACTGCAAGAGTACCTGTAATTGAACTTGCAGCTAAATCAATAGCCATTTCTGTTGATTCAATTACTATTCCACCATTAGCCTTAAGATCAACACTTAATTCGTTTCCAGATTTATCTAAACCATTACCAGCAGTTACGTTACCACTAGAGGAGAAAGTACTATAACCTAAGTTATTTGTTCCTACGACAGCAGATCCTTTATTACTTGTACATACAAAACCAATATCAGCATTAACAGATCCTTGTTCTACAAAAGTAAACATTCCAGAAGCATCTGCACCAGTAGCTAAATCATCAGCCCTGGCGGGTGTAGAACCAACAACATAGATTCCATTTTGACTTGCTGTACTTTGATCTTTTACTAAAACTCTATTTCCATCTGCAAGAGTAACCCCATCTAAAGTATCTCCACTATTTAAAGCAGTTGCGATTGTGATATTTGCGGTTGTAGCAGCGACACAGCTATCTTTAACATCTAAACCTTCACTAACAGAATCAACATAACCTTTAGTAGCAAAATGAGCATCAGCAGTAGGGGTAATTCCAGAAACAGTACTGGTTGCACTAGCTAACTGGTCAAGTCTATTTGTTCTAACCTGTGTATCAAAGTCACTGACCTTCGCTGCTGTTAACGTTGGTACGTCTGCGACAACAAGAGATCTAAATGTAGGTGCTGCATCACTACCTGTAGTCGGTCCTGATAATACTAAGTTAGCTCCCCTTACTGTTGCCTTATCAAAAAATGCTCCTTTACCACCAATAGAAATAATGCTTGTAGCGGAACCTCCCGATCCCCCTGTACCCGTACCATAAACTAAAACTTCATCGCCTTCTCTAAAAGCAACTTCAGCATTTTCTAGTGATGTTGGGTTTGATGATCCTGTGGATCTTTTTATCCTAATTGTGTTAGCCACTAGAAGTTTCCTCCGTCAACGAGTGTTAGTTTGGTAGTTGTGGTATCTGCTTTAAAGTTACCAGATGAGGAATCATAATAAAGTACTGACCCATCAACTTTTGCAGAAACATCAAAAGTAAGACCACTTATTGATCCTGCTGGACCTTGTGGCCCTGCTGTAGTGATCTCAACTGTAGTTACATCAGATACCTGACTAACTACAACTTGATTAGGATTGCTCATGCTGTGTAACCCTCACTTACAAATAGTGTACCCTCTAAATAATAGTTTTTGCTACCACCTGGTTCTGTTAGTAATACATCATATTTCAGAACATTTGGAGTGAAAGTTGCTGTGTCTGTGTCAGATAAATTCATATCGATAATTCCATTAGCTCTATCTGTATATGTTATCGCCCAATCTGCATATTTTGTGGAACGTGATTCATCGTAAACTTGTGCAGCAACAGTATATCCAGTTAAATTTATTGCCGATCCAGTAGAATCTTTAAATGTCAATTTTATAGGAAAGTCTGCTCTCCTATCAACAGTAAAGTTTTTCTTACCTGGAATTATTGCCATTTATACAGTTACTTCCATTGCTGTAATCGAAGAAACTGGACGAATAACATAATTAGCATCATTATCTGTTTTTACTCTATTTATGTAAACGTTATGACTGTTTTGATGAGGTGTCTTTGCTTGAAATTTATATGTAGTTGCTGATGTAGTACTAGGACTATCTAAAAAACATCCAGCCATAGTAATTGTTGCATATTGATTAATCTGTGCACCTCCAAAAGTACATGGAACTCTTGAACCATCAGAACCACCTTGAAATATACTCGTACTTCCTCTTAGTAGATCAAAAACTGCATAATCTGAAGTACCAAAAGAGATTGAATAATAAATTAAAATTTTATTACTGTTAGAAGAAGGAGTAATTGAAACAGAAAGACCTGCTACATCCACAAAAGTTTGACCTGTAATTGATTGTGTATCTGTTTTTGTATCTTGCACAACTTGTATGATTCCACCAGATGCACCAGCAGGGAGTCCACCGACAGGAACGATTGAATTGACTTTAAGTTGGCTCATGCTGCTATCTCCATTGCTGTTATTGTTGATGCTTGTAATCCGTCATATGTAGATTCTGTTTGCTGACTTCCTGATCTATTAA